AAATTTGCATTATCAATATCTTTATTAGAGCTATACATATTAAAAGTATTTTTATTTATTACATCTAAATCATTTTTATTAGGCATTGGTGGAATATTCTGATTATATAAATTTACCAATTTAGGAGGACATCTTACTTTTACATTATTATGATCTATTTTTACCGGTATAGATACAGGTTTGGATATTATAGTCTCTTCTTTTTCTCGTAATGTATTTTTAGACATATTGAAAAATAGTAAAAATGCAAAAACTATCAAAAATATAATACATATGATTTCTATATAATAGATTTCGTTATCTCTCATATTACTATATTAAAATAATATTTTATTCGTCATCTTCAATGAATTTAAGTTTCTTTTTTGTATCCCCTGTATTACTTGAATTATCATTATCATCAGAATATGTATTACTAAATTGTATTAATTCATTATCTTGGTAATAAGAAATATTATACTTATTTGTATTATAAAATCTTGTACGTGTATAACCTTTTCTTTTGAATACGGAGAATTCATCAAGTATATCAATACAAAGTGGAATATATTTTCTATCTTCTGGACGTTCCCTGAGAATACGACCAATAGATTGTTGAATATCTGATATAGGAGAAGCAAATATTAATGTATTTAGTGAAGGTACATTAAATCCCTCAGAAGCCAATTGATAAGTTGCAAGAATAATTTGTTTTTCTGCTGATTTATTTAAATCACATTGTTTCATCCCTCCTACATAATATCCGTAGTCCTTATTAAGAATATTTTTTTCAATAATTAGTGTTTCAATATCTTTCAGTAAATTTCTACGTTCGCTTAATATCAATATACGTCTTTCAGGATCTTTTTTAATAATACTTTCTAAAACACTAATAATATAGTATGTACGTGGTTTAAATGCACATATGTTATTAATCATAGCAGCTATATTTTCTTTACCATTCCACAATTGTTTTACAGCCGAATATTCAATATTGGGTTCATAATATTTGTGTATTTGTACTTCAACTTCGATAAACTCTTTTTTCTTCATAGTATATACCGAACCACCAATATAGTATTCAAATACCTTGCGCATACCATCTTTGCGATTGAGAGTAGCTGAAAGACCTAATATAATAGGACTATGTAGTTTTTTGAATGCGCGACAAAATACTTGTGCCCCTGTATGATGAACTTCGTCAATAATAATAAATCCAATATCATTGAATATATTAATATCATATTCTCTCATTGATAATGATTGAAGAGAAGCGATAATAAAATCCTTATTTACAACATCTACTTTACTTTGCTTAATAATGCCAATATTTGCATTTGGTGAAAATGTTTTTACAGTATCTATAAATTGTTGATTAAGAAAGTCTTTGTGACTTATAAACATAGTTTTCTTTTTAAGTTGACATGCTATATAGAGCCCCATAATAGTTTTTCCAAATCCACATGGTACAGATATAATACCACCCATTTTAAGAGGATTTTTAGCTGCTTCCAAAAANTTATTAACAGGTTCTAGTTGATATTCTCTTAATTTACCATTAAATTCTACATTAATATCCTCTCCACCTGTAATTTTAGATACTTTGGGTAATCCATAATTACATAATCCGTAATATCTTGGAATATATATTCTATTTTCGGTTTCTCTATACAAAATAAATGTGTTGTCACCATCTTTTTTTGCTGTTAATTCAAAATTAACTCTTGGTTTCATAGTGAGTTCCTCTTTTATTTTAATTAATTCACCATCTTTTAAAGATTTTTTTAGGAGACTATATCCATTAATAGATAACATTGTTTAACCAATATACATAAATATAATGATATCATTTTTTTATATGAATTATAATAGAATACATAAAAAAATANAAATGATTGTTAATTCATTTAGAATATTANCTGTTGTAATATTATTTGCTGTAATGCTTGTTCACGATATCCCTTTTAAAAAAATGTATAAAGATGCATTTATGCAATTTTATTTGGCTGTATTATGTATATTAATATTAATTGTTGTAGATAATATAACCGGATTTGTAATAACACTCGCTCTTTTAATCGTATATTTTAGAATTTATAATGCAGAATTAAAAGAAAAAAACATAATAAAACTTGATGAAATGCAAAAAGAAGCAGCAAAAGAAGCAACAAAAAAATGCGATGAAAAAGATAATAGGTGTAAATTAGAAAATCCCGAAAAAATTAGTGTAGTTTCAAAAGAAATAAATAATATAGACGATGAAGGTTTTAAACCATATATAACAGAACATGACCTTTTTTTAGCACAAAATAATGTAATTGATGATAGTATTTATAATAATGAAATAGGTGATTTAACATTTGAACATAAAGATGCAAGACCATTATATAAATCACAAGGATTAAATGATGACGATTTACATGTTAGTGGATATGATTATTATAATAGTTATTACGGAAGCTTACAATATGAACCAATAAATAATTAAAATTATCTCTTGAATTATTAGATAATTATAATGGCAAATGAAAAATTTGTATCGCAAAATCAAAACGATGAAGTTATAAAAGAAACATTTACTTTATTTGGATACTCTATATTGAGTGTAGTTGTAGTAATAGCATTACTATGGGGATATAATACTGGTGAAAATATGTACTTATTTATAATTATATACTCAATAATTATTATACTATATACTGTAATCATAATATCATTAGTTGTTATGAATAAAAAAAAATATGATTTAACATCATATACTATATTATTTGGCACAACAATATTTACCATATTTTTAACATTTTTTATAGGTGTATTTTTTGTTTATAAATATTTTAATAGTGCATCTCTAAAAAAAAGCAGTGACCAAATAATTAACTATTCTTATAAATATTAAATGTAATTAAATAGAGATAACACATATAATATTATAAATAATGAAAGTGCTTTAATTAGAATATCATATGAGTTTAAATTTTCATGTAAATATTCAGGCATTTTATCATAAAATGTTGAAATCAAACTAGTATTATGTATTAATAATACAATAATAACAATCATTAAATTCTTTTTTACTAATTCCATATCAATGTTTGTTATTGAATTGTTTTTGTGATATTGTGATGGTGGATATATATCAGATACATTATATTCTGGTCTTCTATTTTGTGGAGGATGAGGTGGATAATTATCATCCGGTGGATATTCTATAACTTCATCTTTATAATCAGGGATCATACTACTATTTGTATTTTTATTTTTATAACTATATTCGTCGCGAAACTCATTCAACACATCTTGAACAATAGGGTCATTAATATCGTTATTATCGGTATTCTTAGTATTACCATTTAAAGTTGATGTAGGCGTTGACATTGATCTCTAATGATATATTATATTAAGAAAAGTAGTATTATAACGCAATTATAAAGTTATTGAATTATCCGTACATTCTACTTTATTTTTATTAAGTATATAACACTTATTATTATATTTAAAAACATTATCGACTATTTTAACTGGTATATAAAATAAAAATATTGCAATAGATAAACCAAATATTGCACTTACTATTATTTGTCCAGTATTATCATAAAATAATTTTTCAACAATATAATTTAATTTGGATTTTTGCATATTGACTAATATTATAAATTATTTTAAATAAATGGTACTGGATAATCAATATTATCAAAACATTTTACATTAATTACATCAAAATTATAACAATCATTATGTTCATCCATATATATATTTTTACTAATATCATCGAATGTTATATGTTTTCTATTTTTTGTAATAATATGTATATAAAAGATACCAAGTATAAATGCTATAAAAAAACTATACCAATTTATATAGAATATTCTTCTCATAGTCTATTAATATTCTTTATATTTATTTTTTAATACATCTACCAGAATCAGGGTTACATTTTTTATCTTTTTTCTCACATTCTGCTTTTTTAGCTTCTNTACATTTATCTTCCTTAACAGCAGGTTTGTCTTCTACTTTATCTTCCTTAACAGCAGGTTTGTCTTCTACTTTATCTTCCTTAACAGCAGGTTTGTCGTCTTTAACACATCTACCTGAACTTGGATTACATTTCTTACCTTTTTTCTCACATTCTGCTATTTTAGCTGGTGTACATTTATCAACTTGTTTTATGACAGGCTTCTCTTCTTGTTTTATGACAGGCTTCTCTTCTTGTTTTACGATAGGCTTNTCTTCTTGTTTTACGATAGGTTTTTCTTCTGCTATTTTAACATCTAAATAAGAATATAGTGTTAAATTATTATATTTAGGTGTTTTTAATTTTAAATAATTATGTAAAGCGGTTTTTGTTTTATTATTTTTAAAATTTTCCATTAATTCAGCTTTTTCGCGTAAATAATTATCATAATTGATATGTTGCTCTACTCTTTTGTTTTCATATTCCTCATAATATTTATCTTTTTTTATATTATTAATATTTTCTTTATCAGCTATTTTTTTAAAATACAATTTAATATTTTTTTTTAACATATCAGTATCTATATCATTATTTGCATTAGTTATATCGATTATATTTTTTTCAATACTTCTTAATATTTCCATTTAATAATATTGAGGATAAAAATAAATATTTTATCGTGGCAACATAATATCATCAAACATTCCTTTATAAAATGTTTGTAGACTTTCAGCTGGTTTCATTTGATCTTCATAAATAGATCTAGGTACATATTTTACAATTACTTTATCTTTTTTACATATTTTTTTGTTATTATGATAACCCTGCACAATTAGTAAGCAACCTATAAATAATATAAATATAGCTATTGCTTTCATTATTTAATGATAAACTCTAAATAAAAGAATTATTTAATTTTATTCTTGTTTGCGCTCACTCCATACATCAACATTTTCAATGCTTTCTTTGATGCTTGTAAGTTCAACATTTGTATCATCGGTAATTTCATCATTTAGTGCATCGCTAGGTGTTTGCGACGAAGATGTCTCAGCACCTACAGGTTGCTGTGATGCGGCGACAATACTATTTTTGCGACTTTCAAAAACTGTATCTTTATCATCCATGTTTTGTTTATATTCTTTCATTAAAGTGTTTAGTTGAGTATTTGAATATTCTACATCCTTGATAAATTCGGGGTCAGGTGCCCACGCGCACCAGCACCCTACTTCTCCAACATAAATATGAAATTTATCACCTAATTTTTTTAAGAATTCGCTACGTGTTTTAGCCTCTTCAATAGTTTCAAAGCAACCGCGTACTTTTACACCACGAATTGATGTGACACCTTTATTATCTGCATGATATTTGGCTTCAAGTTCCTGCCCTTTTACAGATTTAAAGAACTTATATTGTTCGTCCAATTCTTTTGCGTCAAAGATATATTTGTGATTATCACAAATGCTATCAATTACATCTTTTGTTTCAGGATATTTTTCTTTAATAGAACCAAATATTTCTTTAACATTTGTGGAAAAGCTTTCAATAAATTTACTAAAAAATAGTGCTTCTTTATTGATAATAACATCTTCGGGACTTACAAATGATAAAAGAACATACTTTTGACCTCTAATTGGCTTATCTTCGTCTAAATGATCCTCAACTCTTGGATCTACTAATTCAATTTTTTTATCTGTTAATGTTGTCATAATTCTTATAATATTTTATATAAATATAATCTTATATATTTTTTTAAAAAAAATATAAAATAATATTAAACAATGAACTATAAATTTGATTATTCGGAGGCTGGATCCCGACTAATGAAATATTTATTTGAAGGTTTGGTTGTTGCATTCATAGCAATTATATTGCCAAAAAATAAATTAGAATGGAATGAAATATGGCTATTGGCCTTAACAGCAGCATGCACATTCTCAATATTAGATTTGCTATCACCGGTAATATCACAAAGTGNGAGACAAGGTGTTGGATTAGGCACTGGATTTAGTTTGGTAGGATTTCCAATAGGATTTTAAAGAGTACTATAATGAAGGTATAATTTCATAATTTAAATCTATACATATTTTTTTCCATATTTGGTCTTGAACATAAAGCTTTTCTCTACTTTTTAATAAAGGAAAGTATTTGAGATATTCGTCTAGACCCAATATTTGAAAAAACTTATAAAGAACGTAGCTGTATGATAAAAAGTTTTTTCTATCTTTTGGACAATGTTTCAAGAAAGGTGCTTGAATACTTCTAAACATGCTGCAAAGTTTTTCTTCTAATTCGGGGCTAAATTGTGGTGTAGGTATACCATTAATTCTGTTTATAATATAATTAATATGTTCATAATATTTATTTATACGTAATCTTTTAAGAATATCTCTCATTTTAGTATAAGTAATAGTTTTGAGGTCAACTATTTTTTCTTTTTTAATTTCCGCTAATATTTTCACAAATACTTCATCGGGTATATCGGTACTTTCTTTACCTTGCACTTGATTACACCATTCTCTAAAATGATTAATTCTCTTATAGCAAAAATGCGATGTATCCTTAGTATTTTGTTTAAGTATAGGTCTATTTTGTTCTACCAATAATAACTCTTGATAACCACAAGTATTACATATCATTATTGCATCTTGTTGTAGACAAATCATTTGACTTTTGCACTCCTTACATATTTCAATATTGTCATCTTCAACATTTCTAACGTATTTTTTATTTATAATAGACATATACTTATCAACTAATGTACTTTTATCTTCAAATGTTACTNCATTGTTTATATTTTTACTTGTGATATCATTATTTTCTATATTAGATGTAGAAGTATTATTATCTTCACGATTGGTGTTATTATTAATATTATTTAAAGCATCCAATACATTTATAGTATTGTGCAATAAAATAGCTTTTTTCTTTTTAGATTCGCTTTTGTACACATTTCTACTTTGTTTAATTGGTAAATCAACAGATGACTTAATAATATTGTTATTTCCAATAAGTGCATTATTAATATGTGACTGTTTATCAACAGTATCATAATATTGAAATAAAATATAACTTGTATTTTTATAATATTCTATTTCATCATAATTATTATTAAGTTCTTTAATTTTATTTTTTGTATCAATAATTTTTTCACGTAAATTAATATTACTACTCCATAATATATTTATAGTATCTTTATTGGTTTCTTTATTTAGTTCGTTAAATATAATATTAGAACTTAATTCATATTTATTTAATAAATTATTGTAATAAGATAATTCTTTGTCAGTATTCTCGAAATTTTTTATCATATTGTTATGCATAGCATCAAGAGTATAAGTTTCATTTGTATCAGTATTTATTTTTTTTTTTGATGATTTTTCTTTAAACATCGTTTATAATAAAATTATTAAAATAAAGTTTTATATGTATTATATTAGAAAATTAATCGCATAGTAATTTATATTTTTTTCTCCACTAATAGTATAAAGAATATAGCGTAAATGGGTGGTGGTCTTCTTCAACTAGTAGCTTATGGTGCTCAGGATGTTTATTTAAC